TGTCGCCCATGCTGGCGGAGGAAATCTGGACAAACGGATTGTGGAGCGTTGGATTAGCGATGTTCTCGCCATCCCCGCAGACAAAATCATGCACAACGCCGCCTACGACCTCGGATGGCTCAGAGCCACCGGCTTCACAGTGAACGGCACAATTTACGACACCATGCTGGCAGCACCTGTGCTGGATGAGAACCGTTATGCCTACAGCTTGAACAGCCTGGGTTTTGACTACCTCAAAGAGATCAAGTCCGAGCAGGGCTTGAAGGAGTCAGCATCTGACTTTGGCGTGCACCCCAAGAAAGAGTTGTGGAAGCTGCCTGCCATGCATGTGGGCGACTATGCCGAGCAAGACGCGGCTCTCACCTTGAAGCTCTGGCATCACTTTAAGTCGCTGTTAATCAAAGACGAAGTCTCTTCTATCTTTGGACTTGAGACTGAAGTGTTGCCGGTGCTGGTGGACATCACCTTGAAGGGCATCGCCTTTGATCGCCCCAAGTGCGAGCGCCACATGGCTGACATGCGCAAAAAAGAAACCGAAATTCTCAAGTACTTGAAGGAGCAGGCCGGCATGCAGGTGGACATCTGGGCTGCGCAGTCCATTGCCGCCGCGTTCGACCGCCTGGCCATCCAGTACCCCAAGACCGCTGCTGGCGCGCCCAGTTTCACCAAGAGCTTTTTGGACACCCATGAGCACCCAATGTCCAAGATGATCCTGGAAGCCCGGGAGCTGAACAAGACCCACGGCACGTTCCTGGAGCCTTACCTGAAGCACAGCGCCAAGGACGGGCGCATCCACACCCACTTCAACCAAATGCGCAACGAAGAGGGCGGCACCGTCACCGGGCGTCTGTCAGCCAGCAACCCCAACCTCCAGCAAGTGCCCGCGCGCCACGAGATCATCGGCCCCATGGTGCGAGGCCTGTTCCTGCCCGAGGACGGCCAGGTCTGGGCGGCCAATGACTTCTCCTCCCAGGAGCCGCGCCTCTTGGTGCACTACGCCACCATGCTGGGCCTGCCGCGCGCAGAGACGATGGCGCAGGCTTACCGAGAAGACCCCAACATGGACTTCCACCAGATGGTTGCTGACTTGGCCGGAATTAAACGCAAGGCTGCCAAGACCATTGGCTTGGGGTTGATGTACGGCATGGGCAAGGCCAAGCTGGCCACCCAACTGGACTTGCCTCTGGATGAGGCCAGCGAGCTGATTGCCACGTTCCACAGCAAGGTCCCATTTCTCAAGGGCACCGTGGACGCGGTGATGAAGCGCATTGAGCACCCCGCCTCTGGCGGGTCCATTCGCACGCTCCTGGGCCGCAAATGCCGCTTCCCGCTGTGGGAGCCGGTGGAGTGGGGCGTGAACAAGGCACTGCCGCGCGAGCAGGCCATCATGGAATACGGCTCGCGGATCAAGCGGGCAGGCACCTACAAGGGGTTGAACCGGTTGATCCAAGGGTCAGCCGCTGACCAGACCAAAGCCGGCATGGTGGCGCTGCACAAGGCAGGGTTTAACTTGCTGTTGCAAGTACACGACGAAATAGCCTTGTCTGTCAGGAACATTGACGAGGCCCGCGAAGCCGCTGACATCATGGCAAAAGCCGTGACCTTGGAAGTCCCTTCCCGCGTGGATGTTGAGACTGGACCAAGCTGGGGAGAGGCTGCATAATTAAGGCGGGGCCGATTGCAGTTGCCCCCTATTTCCTCTTGAAGCATTTGGGCTGGGGGCTTGCCTCCAGCCCGTTTTTTCCGATACACTGATAAGTTCTAAGAAAGGAGAATTAAATGGTAATGCCGCTAAAGATACGAGAACAAGTTGTGCCTGCTCACCCAGAGCCATACGTGCGTCAGTCAGTACGTGTGGCAGCACGCAAGAGAGGTCGCCCAAGGAAGAATGGCCGGCCAAAGAAGGACAGCTACGAGAAGGTGCGCGCCTCTCCATCCAAGCGCGCTGGGCAGCGCTGGATCAGCGTCTCCATGCCTGAGGAGGCGTACTACATGCTCAAGGAGATTGCAGCCTTTTACAAGGTTGGAATGGGCAGCTACATGTACAGCATCATCCTGCCCGCCTTTGATTACGCCTACGAACAGTCCCTGACCTTGCAACGCATCGACGCCAACAAAAAGAAAGCCAAAAATGAAATACCAGACCGAGATGACGTTCCCCGTCGAACTCACTTTTGAAGTGCTCCCATCCATGCTGGTGGAGGACACAGAGCTGCCCGCGTTGTTGGACATCACCAAGATTTTGTTGACCATCACAGGCCCCAGCGGCAAGCCCCGCCAGGTAGACATCACCAAGAGCTTTTCAGAAGAGCAGATCATGCTGTTTGAAGATGAGATTGCGGAGAACTACCGTGAAAATTCTGCGCTTTGAACGTAGCGACGAGGCCGTGGCCTGGGCCAAGAAGGTCATCGGCATCGACGGCATGACAGGAGACGTCACCTCGGTGAGCCTGCTGGACGACAAGGGCGACTTCCTGGCCGTCACTGTGTTCTCGGCTTACACAGGCACCAACATTGACATGCACATTGCAGCACGGCCCAAGAGCCATTGGCTGTCTCGCGGTTACTTCAATGCGTCGTTTGAGTTGCCGTTCAGGGTGCTTGAAGTGCCACGGGTCACGGGCCTCATTCGTGCCGAGAACCTGGACGCCCAACGTTTTGTCTCGCGCCTGGGCTTTCAGTATGAAGGGCGCATGCGCAAGGCCTTTCCCGACGGTGGAGACCTGGTGCTGTATGGGCTGCTTCGTGAAGAATATTTAAAACATCCATGGAGTGAAAATGAAGGTAACAGAGGAACTGCGCTCGATGATGGAAAGTTTCCCTTTCATGGCGGAACTACTTGAAGCGGCTGCACAGCGCATTGAAGACCAGAGACTGTGGCGTGAAGCCTGGTTGAATGCAGAAAAGAAAGTTGAGTTGTTGACAAGTGAACTAGATGTGCTAAGATCAAAACTCGATAACAGAAAGGAGAAAGAGAGCAATGACTAAAAGACGCGATCTAAGGGCCGAGAGGGTCTTTAAACAACTTGCTGGATGCGGCAGGTACGTCAGTACCGGCAAGGTACTGATCGGGCTGACATACCAGCGCAAGCCGCCACCGATGACGCAAAGCGAGGAGCGGCTGCAGGGTATCTTGCTCGGCATCAAGCCTCCTTTATTCAGCCGTTGGTTTATGACGTATGCCTTTTTGGTGATGCTGTGTGCAAGTCTTTTTGTATCTTGCAAGCCATGAAAAAACGCAGCAAATACCGACCCCGCGTCGTTCTTCAAAGCCCCTTGAACTTTGTGCTCTCAGGCCTAAGACCTGTGCGCGATCTGCCAGGCGTTTACCTGGACGTACAACTCAAGAACCGCACTGCCTTGGAACAGGTCCGCAAGGGCGACGCGAACAAAGATGACATTGACATGCTGATCGGCGCTTTCAACGTGACTGAGGCGCTGGCAATCATGGGCAAGGGCCACGACTGGCTGGCCGAGATCAACCAAGGGCAGACCGCCCTGTGGGAGTTGTCTCGCCGTGGCGTGGCCAACGGAATGCGGTTCATCATGACAGCCAAGCAGTGGGAGGCATTGAAGCTGGTGATGGACCTGCATGAGGTGCAGTTGGCGAATGCCACTGTGCATGACATCGAAAAAGCGCACGACTTCGTCCAGTCGGTTATCCGTCAGGGCAGGGCACGTGCAATCATCCAAGCCAAGAAGGAAATAGTATGAACAAGTCAGACAAAATCCGCGAGTATTTTCGCAAGCACCCCGACGCCGAGGCGACCAAGGTGGCCATCAAGTTCCAAGCGTCCAAGCCCATGACCTACAAGCTGCGCAAGCAAGTCTTGGATGAAGCGTTCCAACCGCCTGCAATGGTTCCGATGCCCGAGGTCCCAAAACGCAAGGTCACCGTGTCTGCTAGTCAGATAGGCATCGCCCGGGCAATGGGTGTCCCGCTGGACGAGTATGTCAAAGAAGGCCTGAAGCAAGGTGTGTTCAAGTACGACGACGAGCGCGCGCCGGAAGTCGGAGAGACCGACATCGACGAGACGCTAGACGAGCGGGCCAAGGACTACGGCAAGTTCAAGGACGGCGCTGCACTGATGCAGGGTATCAAACGACTGCTCGCGGACCACGCAGCCAGTCACGACAAAACCTTTGCTGATGACCAGTGGGAAGCCTTGGAGATGATCGTGCACAAGATCGGCCGCATCGTTAACGGCAACCCCGACAAGGTGGACCACTGGGTGGACATTGCCGGCTACGCCAAGCTGGTGGCAGACCGCCTTGAAGGGGTAGAGCGGTGAGCGTTGAAGATTACTTCAACCTCATCCGGTGGAGGGTGTACGCCCTCTGCTTGATAGCTGCCTGGGTTTTTTACAAGACCTAGGGAAAGTACTAGACACAACTGGTACGATACACGTATAATTTAATTTCCATCAACAGAAAGAGAGAAAGTCATGAACTTCAATTTGAATATTCATCGGGTGACCAACATCACCGTCAGTCCTATTAAACACAGCGCTGGCCCGGACAGTGTCTACGCTACACGGACCATTGAAATCAAGACGTCTGAGGGCGACTTTGAAATCAGTTTGTTCTCTGAGTACGTGGACATCGACCACGAAAAGCCTTTGTTGGAGATCAAGTTATGACAGAGACCATCGTCGCAACAATTCTTTTGGGCGGCCTTGGCATGATCGTCGCCGGCCTGGTACTGATCGGCCTGATGAAACTTTGGTTTTGGATGGACGAGCAAGAAAGGAATGACCGATGAGCATGAACACGCCGTTTCATTTGAGGCAGCGTGAGTTCAACGCGTTCAACGCAGGTAACCCCCTGGTGTGGGGTTACTTTGAACGATTCACGCTCGAGGCCATCAGCGCCGGCCACCGGAAGATTAGCCACTGGCTCATCATCAACCGTATCCGCTGGGAGGTGGCGATGACCACCACTGGCGTAGACTTCAAAATCTCCAACAACCACATTGCGTTTTACGCGCGCCTGTTCGTCAAGGTGCATCCGCAGTACCGGTTCATCTTCAACCTAAAGCGCATGGACGACGAGCCATGGCACGGGGACATGCCACTATGACCTTTACAGGAACCAACCTTATTCACGTGCGCCGGGCGCTGGCTTTGGCCATCGATCACACGCACCACGAAATCGCCACCTGCCCAGATGTTGTGCTTTGGGAGGATGAAGTTGAAGAGCTGGAGCGGGACAAGGCCTCTTACGAGAAGCTGCTTGCGCGCATTGACAGGGAGCTGCTGCCATGAGCAACCTATCCGAAGTGCTGGCCGAGCTGCACAACATCGTGGCCGACAACAACAAGTACACCACCTGGACCGTGTCCTCGCCGCATCTGGTGATGCTGTGGGAGCGGGCCCAGGAGTTGGAGCGCGATGCGTGCGCCAGGGTCTGTGAAGAGCTTGAATACATCGAGGACGACGGGTCCAGATTGACCGGTGAGTTCTGGGCGCGCGCTATTCGCAAGAGGGGCCAGTCATGACCCAGTTTGAACACAGCATTAACGGCATTCTTTGCATTGTCCGCGTGACGTACTGGGAGCCGTACCTGCCCGCCATCATCCGCGCGGACCCTGGGAACAGCCATCCAGAAGAGGGCGGCTGTGGGGAGTGGGAAATCCTCCACCTCAACGGCCAACCCTACCCGGAGTTGGAGAGCGAGATGACAGGGGAAGACCTGGCCAACTTGGAACACATCGTCTTTCAACACATGGAAAACCAATATGACGCAGACTAAATACAAACGCCGCACCTTCAAGGATGTGGAAGCCGAAGGCTATGACAGGGGCTGGAGCGATGGCCGCGAAGAGGCGCGCGTGGAGTTTGAGCAGGCCTATAACCTGTTGTCCAAGCACAGCAGCGACATCATGGCAGAACTGCTGCAAGTGCAAAGTCAGTTGGACAACGTGTCACTGCGCAAGTTGGCCTGGTCACGGATCACGGGGCTGTTTGGGGTTGGCCGTGACCGGGTGGCGTAAGAGGCAAATTCAAAAGAAACAAGGAGCAGAGGAAATGGATTACTTTATAGACGCACTCAAGGCCCTGGGAATAACCTTGCTGCTTCTCTTGATCGGCGGGCTCGTGATCGGGGTGGGGTTTCTAGGTTTGCAAGCCATGTTTGGCCCGAGTGACGAACAACGGGCCAAGGACCGCGTGCCTGCTGTCGTGTCAAGTATGGACGGCTGCACGGTCTACAAGTTCTACGACAACAGCAGTTGGCACTACTTCACCAAGTGCGGCGGCACGGTGACCACGACCAAGAACTACACAGAGAGCTGCGGCAAAAACTGCAGCCGACCACGGACCGAGAGCATGACAACGGAAGGAAACCAGTGATGACATTTCAATCTTGGTGGGAACAATTAACCAAAGCGGAACGCAAAATGATTGGTGAAACAAACGCCCAGTTTGTCTGGGAAGAATGCCAGAAGTACACCCTCATGACCATTGAAGACGCGTGCAAGGCGCAGGTGGCCTATGACGAGGGATTCAAACAAGGCCAAGCCCAGGGGCGCGAGCGCTACGAGGTCAAGATTGCCGGCTGGACCCTCACGCCGGGCATTCAGCCCGGCATGATCTGGATCACCAACTTTGGTGGCGAAGGCGGAGACTTTCATATCCACGAGCTGGCCGAAGTGATCGGCAAGTTTTATAAGGAGAAGTTTTGATGGACAAGCCAGGGAAGGACCCGGAGGACGAGGCGTTCGAGCAACTATCTTTAAAGCAAGGTAGCTGGGAACACACCAGCGGCAACCGAAAGCGACAGATTGCTCATATGGACGTGCATAGCCACCCCGCCGAGTTTGCACACTTGACCCGCAACGACACCATTGAAGAAGTGGCAAAGGTTGTGGAAAAGGTGATGATAAAGCGGGGCGACACGGGGCACGATATTGCACGGCTTGTCAGGAGTATGAAGCGATGAACGAATCTGAGTCTGGCTTTGGCCTAGCGCCCATCAAGAAGGAGGACAGCATTGCTGACCCCGATGAATTCACCTGGGAGTGTGCGTGCGAAGCCTGCGCACTCAAGTACCAGAAGTGGAAAGAACTGTTTGACAGTCAAGAGAAAGAACTGCGAGGTGAAGCATGATGACCCCACCCAGCAAAAACCTGTGCCTGATGATGGCGAAGGTCAACTTTACCCGCGATGAAAAGCTCAGTTGGACGTGGCTCGTGGCCTGGGCCTTTCACGAGATGTATGTCGAAGGCTGGTACCAGGAGTGGAAGCCATGAACAAGGCGATCACATCCAATAAATTTGTCACAGACATGTGGAGCATGACGCGAATGTTGATTGACGAAGCAATCCTGGCGGAACGCGAAGCATGCGCCGCGATCCTCGACGCAAATGCCATGGCCTGTGAGAATCCAAGCTGGCGCAGTCTGCTGCAAGCAAACGCTAAGGAACTGAGGGAGAGGGGACAAGCATGAACAACGAAACGCAAAGACTCATGGAAGCACTGATGCTGATTTACGGCAGTGACTTGCAGGCTGCAACAGTAACTGTGCTACTCAAAGACGGCGACACCGCTGTGCGCTTCATTACATTAACCATTCCACAGAGGGAGACAGAGAAATGAAACCCACAGCATGGTACGACCCATCTAACGGCGTGGTCAGTACAGATCAAAACTGTCCTTTGTTCACGCCGCTGGGGCAGGTGTGGCCGTTGTATCCAAAGCGTGAGTGGGTAGGGCTGACATTGGAACAATATGTTGCAATAAATTCATCATGTACAACAGTTGACCAAGCAGTCGGCTCTACTGAAAGACAACTCAAGGAAAACAACACATGACATTCCAAGAACGAATCAAAACATTGCCCGAAAAAGAAAGACACAAGTTTTTTCAGGCAATGATTGCAGTGAGTGAAGCTGGGCGCAAAGCGGGCGTATCTCCTCAAGAATGGGCACGGATGTACGCTGATGTTCACAATGAAATACACCAACAACTCAAGGAGAAGATATGAGTAAATGGGACAACCAAAAGGGCAAGGGTAATAATGGTTTCAACATGCTGGCACAGGCGGGAAGCGTTGCGAAAACCATGCGCAAGGAGCATGTTTGGATGCACAGCCAAGGAAAATTGTGCTGGGGGTGCCAGAAACAATCAGTACCCCAGAAGGGGTGCGTGTTAGACATAAGCAAGGGAATTCATAAATACGTGTGCAAAGAATGTGTAGATATCCGCAAAACAAAGGAAACAGCATGAGACCCGCAGAATATTCAACAGAGAACCCCCCACGCCCCATCGACTGCGTCGAGACCAAGGAGTACATCTCCGGCCTGCGCCGCAGAATTGAAGTGCAAAACGACCAAATGGAACACCTGGCCTCCCAAGTGCACCAGCTCCTGGGAAAACTCGCCCACCTGAACAACGAAATCGAAAAGTTCTCCCTGGACCTGGGCATCAAACAAGGGGATGTGCCGCCCGGGTGGACAGAGGTGCCCAAATGACAACGTCGCTGCAATCCATCATCCAGGCCCTCGATCCACGGCCCATGGTCCAAGTGGTGATCATCACCGCTGGAGGTCAGAAGTACGCGCTCCTCGGCCCGGTCATTGAAGACCGCGAGGAGGTCACGGAGATTGAGTTTGGCGACCTCATTCCCATGCAAGTGGCTGCCAAGATGCTGTCCGGCGACCACAGGGAGTGGCTGGGCACGGACCTGCAATGACTCATGGGCGGGCCTCAGGGGGGCCTGGGGGCTCCGCTGGGGCAGGGGGAGGGGTCAGGGCAGGGGTGGTTAAGCCTTCAACGACCCGGGCCGTCTATGCGGTCCGTCTCCTCCAGGTTTCCCATGCGGATGTCCGTGCGATCCTCATTCAAAAACCTTAAACGGTTCTCGGGCCAATACCCCATGGACAAGAACCAGGCGACCTTGGCGGCCAAGAACGACTGCCCGTTGATGCGCACACGAAGCTCAGGATTGGCGGTGGCCGTCTCGCTGCCCGCAAGTTCGCCCTCTTTGGAGCCCTGCAGCCAGATTAAAGCGCCATTGCCCCCGTCGTAGTAACGAAGCTGCTGGCGCATGCGGGCAAGGGTGGTAGTATCTGGAATGCTCATGGTGTCGTTCCTTTTTAACGATGAGATGGGAAGTGAAGCCCCGGTGTTTGCAGCACCGGGGCTTTGCGCATTTTACAGGGGAAAGAGGGGTGGGTGTAATGGGAATTGGGGCGAGGAGCATGGTTTTTAGGGGTTTACCCTTTGAAAAAGGGGCAAGGACCACGGACCGAGGGGCAAATTCGCCAGAATAGAAGACTAAAACTGAACTTTATTTACGTGTGTGAGCATAATAAAATACAAAACATAGTGTAATGGTGTAATAACATAATGGAATCAATGGGTTATAAGGGATTACAGTGTTTCGTACAAGTGTAATGGTGTAATTCTTATAAAATGCGCGCGCGACTTTTTTTTGGGCTTGTACACGTAAATGAAGTTGAGAAATAGTTAACTAGAACCCTGAATTTGACCTCTGGAGGGGCAAAAAGGCCTTGTTGTTGCGTTATCTGTGTGTTTGTTGCACAATGTAGGCATGAACATAGAAAAAAACATCCCCCTGCCTGGCGGCGTTGACCCCCGCGAGCGCTATCCATTTCCTGACATGGCCATCGGAGACAGTTTTCTGATCCTGGATGCCACCTGGATCAAGAACCTGCGTAGCGCGGCCTACATGTACTCGCGCAGGCACCCTGGCACGCGGTTTACCTGCCGCCGGTACGGCGAAGGCTGGCGGCTCTGGAGGGTTGCCTGATGGGCAGCCACAAGGACGAGAAGTTCTTGGCCGGGAAAAACCTGGGCGGAAGGCCTGCCGTGGTCGAGGCCCGGGTGACCGGGCCGGTTAAACCGCACAAGCCCAAGGTCCTGACGCCCCAGGAATGGAAGTTTGTAGAAGAGTTTTGCGCGGGCGACGGCCATGTGACCCTGAAAGAGGCCGCGATTCGCGCTGGGTATTCCGAGGTCTGGTCGAAGAACCGGGCCCGGGAACTGACTGACCCTGAGGTTTGCCCGCATATTGTGGCCGCGATCCAGGAGCGAAGGCGCGAATTGGGGGAGAAGTACGGCACCACGTTCGAGAGGCACATGCGCGACCTCCAGGTCATCCGGGACCAGGCATTGCAGGCTGGGGCCTATGGCGCGGCCGTACAGGCCGAATATCGCCGGGGACAGGCCCTTGGATCGATCTACATCGATCGCAAGGAAATTAGGCATGGCACGATTGACAGCATGAGTAAAGAAGAAGTCATGCGCAAGCTCGAAGAGATTAAACGCCTGTATGGGGGCAATGCCGGGCCCATCGTGGACGTGACCCCCAAGCAGATCGAGGAAGAACCCGAAGAGGAAGAAGACAATGGCCCTGAAACCGGAATCGAACATGTACAAGCGGTTGAAAGAAAACCTCCCAAACTGCCATTTCACCCGCATTGAGTCCAGGGTCAACCTGGGCATCCCGGACTGCCTGCTGGCATTCCCGCATGGGGAGTTCGTGATGGTGGAGTTGAAGGTGGTCAAACGCGGCCGCAAGGTGGCCTTGTCACCCCACCAGGTGTCGTTTCACGTCAAGCACGCCGACCTACGCTGCCCAACCTTTGTCTTGGTGCAGTATCACCCGCCCGGCACCGCGCACGCCAGCAAATCCGAACTGCTCTTGTATGCCGGCGAGCAGGCCATTGACCTGGTCACCCGGGGCATTGACACCCCTGCAATGGCCCGGTGGCCTTGGACAGGCGTGTCCTGGGCAGAGTTGCGAAATAATTTAGTTGGCAGTTGACTTGTAGGTGAAAGTTGTGCTAGGATCACAAACACCTGGATGTCCCAGGCAACACAGAAAGAGAGAAATCATGAAGCAATACCTTGTGCAAGTTCGCCTGTCATATTACGCATGGGTCGATGTCGAAGCGCTCGATCAATATCAGGCCGAAGATAAAGCAATCCGAAAAGCATGGGATGCCATGGGAAAGGGTAGTGGCGCGTGGGGCGAAGAACCGGAAGTGGTGCACCTGGAAGAGGTGGCATCATGAACGATAAACTTATCGAAGAGATATTCGAGGCCGACTCAGCGGGTTGGACAATCACTGAAATTGCTGAATCTCTGAAAATCACCAGACAGCAGATCATTGACCTGTACCTGAGCTATGAGCGGTATGAGCCGAATGACCCTGAGCTGAACTTTTGACCCATGCGAAGGCGAGACCGAAAGCGTCTAGAAGAGGCGCGCCTGCATCAGTTAAGACCACCACCAGACCCGGAGCAAAAGCAGGCACAGACTGGTA